TCAAAGGTAGTGGATGTCCGCACGGTCGAGGGCACCGACAAGAAGGTGTACGAGCAGATCATTGCTGAGTACGGGCCAGACTCCAGCCAGGCGCACGTCGAGGTGTACGGTCAGTTTCCAAGCGAGGGGGATGACCAGTTCATCAGCATTGACCTAGCGGATGCAGCCATGAAGCGCCAGCCGTACAAGGACGACTCGGCGCCAATAGTCATCGGCGTAGACCCGGCACGGTTCGGGGCAGACGCCACGGTGATCGCCATCAGGCAGGGCCGTGACGTATTGAAGCTGATCCGGCACAGGGGCGACGACACCATGACGGTGGTCGGGCACGTCATCGAGGCGATAGAGGAATACAAGCCCACGCTGGTCAACATCGACGAGGGCGGGCTGGGCGCAGGCGTTGTCGACCGGCTCAAAGAGCAGCGGTACAAGATAAGAGGGGTCAACTTTGGCAATAAGTCCAAGAACCCGGTCATGTACGGCAACAAACGGGCTGAAATATGGGGTGAAATGCGCGACTGGCTCAAGTCGGCAAGCGTTCCTAACGACAGATTCTTGAAATCGGACTTGATTTCGCCTAAGATGAAGCCCGATTCGCGTGGTACGATCTATTTGGAGTCCAAAAAAGACATGAAAGCCCGTGGTTTAGCAAGCCCAGACGCAGCAGATGCAATAGCGCTGACGTTTGCCTTCCCCGTGGCGCACCGCGAAGCGAGCGAAACTAAACAGCGCACCACACGGTCGTATGGTGCTGCTTTAAACTCTTGGATGGGGTCTTAAATGGCAAAAAAGGGTGTGTCTCTTAGCGTTGGACGGGGCGAGAAGCTACCCGTCAGCAAGGGCGCGGGCCTGACCGCCAAGGGCCGCGAGAAGTACAACGCCGCCACGGGTTCTAACTTGAAGCCGCCAGCCCCGAGCCCCAAGACCAAGGCTGACCAGGCACGCAAAGACAGTTTCTGCTCACGCATGGGTGCCGTCGCGGCGAAGGCCAAAGATGGTGAACGGGCCAAAGCGGCCCTTAAACGATGGAAGTGCTGATCATGGCTACTAAACCCGGACTTTATGCAAACATCAACGCCAAGCAAGCCCGCATCAAGGCAGGTTCTGGCGAGAAGATGAACAAAGTTGGCAGCAAAGCCGCGCCGACCAAGCAAGATTTTATTAAGTCTGCCAAGACGGCGAAGAAAAAATGAACCTCCAAGCACTGCAAGATTGCCTAATCGTGCGGCCAGACATGGAAAAACACGCGCTGTTTGTCCTACTGGCGCAAAAACAAACTGGCACAGGAGTGGTGATTGCCGTAGGCCCGGACACGCAAGATGTAAAAGTCGGCGACCGGGTGCTGTTTGGCGACTCCATTGGTCAAGACCTAAAATGGGAGAGTGACAGCCTTCTCGTCATGCGAGAGGAACACACCCTTGGAGTATTTGACGCATGAAAGACATCACCGGAATCGTCGCCGCAGGTAACGTGGCAAAAAACGGCCCGTACCCGGCAAAGGGCGGTTCCGAGGATATCTTGGCTGCTGCGCGTTCGCGCATGACAATGGCCATTGCAGCGTTCTCCAGCACCCGCGAGGATGAGCTAGACGATCTGCGGTTCTACGGTGGTTCGCCCGACAACCAGTGGCAGTGGCCAGCCGATGTGTTGCAAACTCGCGGCGCTGTGCAGGGCCAGACCATCAACGCCCGGCCATGCCTGACCATCAACAAGCTGCCCCAGCACGTTCATCAGGTTACCAACGATCAGCGCCTAAACCGGCCCAGCGTCAAGGTGATCCCGGCAGACGACAAGGCAGACGTAGATGTGGCCGAGGTGTTCAATGGTGTGATCCGGCACATCGAGTACATGTCAGACGCTGATGTCGCTTACGACACCGCCTGCGAGAACCAAGTTGCTTTTGGTGAGGGCTACATACGGCTGATCACAGAGTATTGTGACGAGAACACGTTTGACCAGGACATCAAGATCAAGCGTGTCAGGAACAGTTTTTCTGTCTACATGGATCCGATGATCCAAGACCCAACAGGCGCTGATGCCTGCTGGTGCTTCATTACCGAAGACCTGACCAAAGAAGACTACGAGCGCACCTACCCTGACGCAGCGCCTATCAGCACTCTGATGAGCCTTGGCGTGGGCGATCAGTCTATTGCACAGTGGATTGGCGAGGACACCGTGCGAATTGCCGAGTATTTCTTTGTGGAGTACGAAAAGCAAACGCTGCACCTGTACCCTGGCAACCAGACGGCGTTTGCCGGTACGCCAGAGGACAAGATGCTGCGCGAGATGTTTGGCAAACCCATACGCACCCGCGAAGCTGACCGCAAGAAGGTTAAGTGGTGCAAGATCAACGGCTACGAGATTTTGGAAATCAGCGACTGGGCCGGTGCCTACATCCCCGTGGTGCGTGTGGTTGGTAACGAGTTTGAGGTTGATGGCCAGATGTACATTTCTGGCTTGGTGCGAAACGCCAAGGACGCGCAGCGCATGTACAACTACTGGGTAAGCCAAGAGGCTGAGATGCTGGCGCTCGCACCCAAGGCTCCGTTTGTTGGCTACGGTGGCCAGTTTGAGGGTTACGAGCAGCAGTGGAAGACGGCCAACACGAACAACTGGCCCTACCTTGAGGTCAACGCAGACGTAACAGACGGCCAAGGCGCAGTCTTGCCGTTACCCCAGCGGGCACAGCCTCCAATGGCGTCGAGTGGCCTGCTGCAAGCTAAGGCAGGGGCAGCGGATGACATCAAGTCGGCCACCGGCCAGTACAACGCATCGTTGGGCATGACCAGCAACGAGCGTTCAGGCCGTGCAATCCTTGCGCGTCAGCGTGAGGGCGATGTGGGCACGTACCACTACGTTGACAACTTGGCCCGCGCTGTCAGGCACATTGGCCGTCAACTGGTCGATCTGATCCCCAAGATTTACGACACCGCACGTGTTGCTCGCATTGTGGGTGAGGACGGGGAGCCAGATACGGTCAAGCTGAACCCTATGCAAGAGGAGCCAATCAAGCGCATCGTGGACCAAAACGGCGTCTTGATTGAGAAAATCTACAACCCATCGGTTGGCAAATACGATGTGCGTGTGATCACCGGCCCTGGCTACGCTACCAAGCGTCAAGAGGCGCTGGACGGCATGACGCAGGTGCTGCAAGGCAACCCAGCCTTGATGCAGATTGCAGGCGACCTGCTGGTCAAGAACATGGACTGGCCGGGTGCTGATGAAATTGCCAAGCGCATGAAAAAGACCATCGACCCCAAGATTCTTGCGGATGAAGACGATCCCCAACTGGCCGCTGCCAACCAGCAGATGGAAGCAATGCAGGCTGAGATGGAGAACATGTTTCAGATGTTGCAAAACGTCAGCCAGAGCATGGAAGCCCGCGAGATTCAGATCAAGGAGTTTGACTCGCAGGTTAAGGCATATGCTGCCGAGACACAGCGCATCAGCGCAGTGCAGGCCGGTATGTCGCCAGAGCAAATTCAGGACATCGTGATGGGCACCATTGCCGCCGCAATGGACACAGGCGATCTGGTGGCCGGTATGCCGCAAATGCCAGAGCAGCAGATGCCGATGGAGCAACTAGGCATGGAGCAGATGCCACAAGGAGGCATGCAATGAACAAGGCTTGTGATTTTGTAGGCACCCTGTTTTTGGCCCGAGATGTGGCCCACTCGGTACACCTAAACACCCGCAGCTACTCCAAGCACAAGGCGCTGCGGCACTTCTACAACAACATCTTAGATTTGGCTGACAAGTTTGCCGAGGCGTACCAAGGCCGTCATGGTCTAATTGGCCCCATCACATTGATGACGGCCAAGAAGACAACCAACATTGTTGACTTTTTGGAAGACTCAATGGCCGACATTGAAAAGATGCGGTATGAGGTGGTTGACAAGACCGACACCCCAATTCAGAACATCATTGACGAGATTGTGGGCCAGTATCTGGCAAGCCTTTATAAACTGAAATTTCTTGCATAAGGAGCCATCATGGAACTACTTAACCCACTGTCAAAGGCAGGCTTCCCTGGCCAAACTGTCGCGTTCACCGCCACCGCTGGCTCAACCGCAGTTTGGCCTGCCGGTCCCGAGGGTGTCATGGTCTGGTCTGACCAGCCCTGCTACGTTGAGGTCGGCGAAGGTGCCGTGGCAACAACCGCCAGCACCCCTATTCCGGCCTTTACGCCCATCCCGTTCAAGATTCCCACCGGAACGTCTGGCGGTTGGGTAGTCAGCGCCATCCGAATTTCGGCTGACGGCGCAATCTTCTGCAAACCGATGAACACCAAATGAGCTTTCTTGCTGTTCGCAACGCTGTTGGCATTGGGCTGGGCGGCATCCTCTCGCTGTTTGGCGGGCGTGGGAGCGAACAGGCCCAGAGCAACCTTCTTACCGAGTCTTCCGACAACCTCGTTCAAGAGGACGGCGGCTTGATTTTGCTGGAGTGATGCATGTCAGTTTTTCTCTCCCCCGTGGGCGGCGTTGCGGCCCAGTTCTTTGACAACAGCGGCAATGTGCTGACTGGTGGCAAGCTGTATGCGTATGCCGCAGGCACCACCACACCGCAGCCTACCTATACGACATCGACCGGCAACGTAAACCACCCGCACCCCATTGTGCTTGACGCAGCAGGCCGGGTGCCCAACAGCGGCGAGATTTGGCTGGATGCTGTGCGGTACAAGTTTGTGTTGGAAACCAGCGCCAGCGTGTTGATTGCCACCTACGACAATGTTTCGGGGTCTGGTGCGATCATTGTGCAGAACTACACCGGCAACGGCGCAACAGTCGCCTATGCGGTCACTGGCAACGTTACAAACGTGTTTATTAACGGTGTGTACCAAAACCAAAACACATACACGGTTGCAGGCGGCATTTTGACGTTTAGCCAAGCACCACCGTTTACGTCCATCATTGAAATACAGACGAACTAAGGACTCATCATGGCCGATACCAAAATCTCAGCACTCCCCGCGTCAACAACTCCACTTGCTGGAACCGAGGTATTGCCGATTGTCCAAGGCGGTGTAACCAAGCAAGTCAGCGTTGCTAATTTGACAGCGGGCCGTGCAATCAGTGCAACTCAACTGACATTGACCACGGGCAACCTCGTCATTGGAACTGCCGGTAGAGGCATCGACTTTTCTGCCAACCCCAATCCGGCGGGCATGACCAGTGAATTGCTGAACGACTATGAAGAAGGTACGTTTACTGCCACTTTGACATCTGCAACACCACCATCGACACCAATTACAGCGACTGCGTATTACACAAAAGTTGGCGACACTGTGACTGTTTATTGCTCATTCAGGGACGTCAACAA